AACCCCGTCACGAGGCACGATGTAATGAGGGTCGCCGTAAGATCTCTGGCGCCCCCATGCACGCTCGCTTAATGACGGAAAGGACGCTTGGTATAATGCAGCAGCTAGTTGTACTCGCGGTCCGAAGCGTCCGAACGCCACTCGCTTGAAACGAGCGGGTCGGTAGACGCGGACGTACCGGATACTGCTGCGCCAGCGGATATCCCACCTGTCTTCGGCGTCGTGGATGACGATGTCACCGAGGGCCTCAGGGCCACGGCAACGTCGGATAGTGCTCGGTAAAAGTTCCAAGCACTTAAACCAAGAACGCCTAAGATTAGACCAAAGAGTAGAATCGTGGCCGTTTTGAAAAGCCACTCTCCTAATTCCGTTGGCAAGCGAGATAATGTCTTGCGGTTCATCTGGTGATTCCTTTAAGTAGTAAGCCCGGACGGGCGCACCACAATAGTAGTCACCACCGCATGACTCCCTGAAGCTGCCCTCAGTAAAGGTTTTTCGAGGGTTCGGTGTGAAACCGAAGTACTTCAGGGCCCATAACACGTCACGAGCATAAGACGACGGGACGATTATGTCGTCTCCGTAAACAAAGAGATTCCAGCCCGGTAGGGCCTCATCTCCCATCACTGTCATGCATATGGCAGTAAAGATGGTTGTCTCAAGCTCGAACGTGTACCCGTTCCCCATGGAGGAAAACTTCTCCAATTTATATGGTCGGCCGTCCACGTATGTGAACGGTGAGCGCAATGATGATAGCGCTTCGAACCATAGGGGGGGCATCAACAACTCGACCAAAGCTGTTGACACACAATCGCTGGCTGACGATAGGTCGATCGTAGCAAACTCGCCGGTGATGCTAGCGGCGCAGGCGACCCGCCTGTGGGTAGCTTGCCCATTCTCAAGGTCGATGCCTTGCGTCTTAAGACGAGCTCTCATAGTACGGCCTAGGCCTAACTGATAGAACCCGTTAATAGACGGCTCTTTCCCGCAGGATCTGCGTGATCGAGCAGTTTTTGGCACGGTAAAATATACATTACCGCGAACGAAACGAACCAACTCGTCGACCGGTTTGTCGCTGTTGGCGACCGCGGCACCCCATTTAGTCCCTACCCAAGGGATGAGATGAAACGCCGCACCGGTGGTCAAGGTGGGTTGCGATGACATTTTGTCACAGACCGTGGTCCGATGACTAGGGTCACTAACTGTCGCACCAGGCCCGAAGGCACCTTCCCAGGTGTACGGGGGCCTATAGCCAATCAACTGAATGACATTTTTCCGCGCTCGCTCGATAAAAGCAAAGAGCGGGCCCTCATCGGGGTTTGGGGTACTTCCCCATCCGAGGAACCTGTCAAGACGTCGATTGGTCTTGAAACACTCGCGCTCAGCCCATAACCACTTTTCAAAGGTGAGGGCTTCAAGGTCAATCCCCAGGTCGAAATCTGCGTACTTCCGAAGGAAGTCTGTAGCAGCAACGGCCCTAAGATAGTCCTCAGAGCAAGAGTAGTGCAAAGGATCAGCCTCTAGTGAGGTAAGAAGATCCAACTCGCGATACCGGAGGAGAATGCTAACCCCCAGTGAACGAGGACAGTTGAGGCCTTCCATGTAGGCTAAGGCCACTTCGAGCACGTCTTGTGTCAAGAAGTTTTTCACGTTCGCCCTTTCTTAACGAAGGAGATCCGAAGACCCCCCATTAGTTAAAAGAACCCCCTATTTAGGAGGCAGAGTACCCCTGCTTGATGCAGTCCTTAATAATGGACGCCGAAAGCAGAGCTGCGTACTGCGATGCGAACTCGTTGATGTCCGCCTGGCTCATGCCCTTGGGCACGGACCAGTCGGTTGCAGCGAGCGCCCGGTCCACGACCGACGTGATGTTGGTAGTGGTATTCGTGGTGATTTGAGGATAGACGAAGGTGCTTCGCAGCGCCCTCTTCGACCCTTTACTCGCATCACGAGCCACCAAACGGAACTCCGGCTGGTGAGCCGGTGCCGTACCAACGCCTTGAGCCTTCCAGATCGCCGGCGTATTATCGCCGGAGGCCGGAGAGACCCCGGTGTAAACAATATCAGTTACACCGTCATTCTTTTTCACGGTGATGTTTGCGATTTGAGGCATTATTACATCCTTCCATTTAAGGAATTAAAAGGTTAACAAGAGACTAACCACCTCGAAGTCCTTTTTGTAGAAGCAACGAAATAGCGGTCAATCCTCGAGAGGGAGAGAGGCGTAAGCCTCTACGAATCCCGAGCTTCACTTCGGGTACCCCGAGAATCCTCTCGGTGGAGATGCAGCTGGAGTCTACGACCCTCCGACAGGTCTCGCGACCTCGGTGTGTGATCGTATACACAGAATGCGTCTGAACCTGCGCCTTAAAGCCGAAATGCGGATCGATTAAACGAATCCCGTGGAAATCGCT